TTATTTTCATCCGTGTTTATTTAGGCATTGTTCGTTTTAAATTTTCTTGATACAATCCATCTTCTTCAGATTGCTTTACCATTTTAGTTAATAAGCCACCTCTGTATTCGTCTTTGAGTCGCTCCAAATATAAAACAAAGTCCATTGCTTCCTCCTGTGCGTGTGTAAGCCATTCTAATGTACTTAGGTCGGTTCTTTCTAGCGTTGTCTTGTACTTGTTTATTCCTGCTTGCGAACGTTCGGCAAATCGGCTTAAAACACGAATAACTATTTGGTCTTCTATTAGTTGATTCATAGGAAATTTATTAAGGTGTTGTAATACTCTCGGCAAAGCTCTACTTGCTCTTTGATTCTTTCAATGACTGCTTCGTCTTTCTGTACAAAAAAGACTTTCACACGTCTGTTCTTTGGAATGTGGCTAAAGATATGTTTCTTCTGGATCTCATCTCTTAGATCTAAACTTTCTTCCATTAGGTTTAACTTCCAGTGAGTTCGTCTAATCTCATCCTCAACCATTAGTTCGGGTGTGTCAACTAAACAGTAACATAGCATTGACTGTTGTTTACCTGTAAGCCACATATATCCTTGCAGTTGGTAGTAATAATCCTTAGTTGGAATCTCAGTCTCAAAAAACGGAAAGGTAGAACCATCCCAAGAGCTTTTAACGTCTAGTAGAACTTGCTCCGTGTTTACATCGGGTGTTCCTGTAATCCAATCGTTCTCGTAATGCTCCTCGTTCTTGTAAATAAATCCAACGTCCAACACTTCGTTGACTAGGTTGATTGATTCGTTCTCAACTTCGTTTCCTTTGTCCGTGTAACGTGAGCTAAACTCTTTTCTAATTCCGTATTTATCCTGCAGAACCATCTCGTGGATGTAAGTCTTTGCAGTCTGTGAAAGCACCTCAGATTTATTACGAGGTGCTGACATAATTTTTCCTATAGCAGAACATCTAACTTTCATAATGCGTTCAATATATCAATTTGACCATCTGTTAAACTAAACTTGCTCTCTAAAGATTCACGTGTAATCTTTCCATCGTTTAGTGCTTTGACTGCATCCTGAAATCTTTTAGAGTCTAACGCTTGTTTCTTTGGTTCTTTCGGTGTATTGTCTTTGGAATCAGGATCACTTTCTGTTTCGTCAATCAAGAATAAGCCATTTAATGCGTACTTACGTGCATAACTAGATGCAGTTCCTGTACATTGTTCGGATGACATTCCTTTGTGTTCTCCTAGCTCTGCAAATCCTGTTACCTTAACATCACCTTCATCGTTTAAAAGACGTGCTGTAGCTTTAAGAAATAGTTTGTTTCCAAACTCTACAATCTCATCAGTTAAAATCAATGTTGATTCGTGTTTTTGTAACACAGGTTTCAATGATTCTAAGATTTGTTCTGCGCTTCTGTACTTGTACTTACCGAAAGCATTTACTGAACCCTTTGGACATTTTAATTCTGCCTGAATTTTTAGTAATTTTTTCATGTTAAATTGGTTTTTGTTTATACAAAGATATAACATTATTTCATATCTCGCACTAAATCTTTATATTTTTTTATAATTTCTTTTAGTTCGTCTTTTGTAAACTTGCGAGTTACTCTTGCTTTGGCTTCTAGCTGACTAAATCGTTCTGCTCCAATCTTAGTTATTAGGTTGGCTCTGTACTCAATTAGGTTACCTGATAAGAAACTATTGCATCTCTCGCATTGTAAGTGAACATTATCCTCATCAAATCTTACGTTCCAGTGGTTGTTAGCGTTCCAAAAATGTCCTGCGTTTGCTTTCTTAGGTATGTTTTTACATGATATGCAAGTTTCGTCTTTATCTCGTTCACGTATATACTTATTGAAAACAATCTGAGCTGCCTTAACGATGTCCTGTACTGTTTCCAACTCAGCTTTCATTTTCTTTTTCGTCTTTTGCCATTGCTTTAATTTGATTTCATCAGAGAAAGCTCTTAGGCAAATTGCTTCCGTGCAGTATTTCATATTAAACCTGATAGGTTCAAACTTTTGTTTGCAGTTTTTACATCTCATAACGGTAATTGTTTTAAGATTTTGTAAAGTACATTAACAACGATTGAATTTCCAGCTTGTTTGTATGCTTGAGAGTCGCTTACCTTCCAAGTAAATGTATCTGGGAAGTCCATTAGTCGAAAGCATTCTTTTGGAGTTAATCTGCGGATTTTGTATCCATCACTTACTGCAGCCATTCCAGATCCGTCATTTCTTGCCCTTGCTAATAAAGTAGGTGAGCATCCATCCGAAATTGGTTCAAAACCTTTTTTATTTCCTAATTCATTTTTAAAATCATTCCATTTACCACCTATAATTGTAGCTTGATTACATCCAGTATCTAATGTTTGTGCTACTCCTTTACCTACTCTTCCTCTTCGTGTTTCTGAAGATGGTACACTAAAATTAATTGAATCACCTTCCCTTGCTTCTTCGTAGCCTTTCAATGTTGCTGATTTGATTTTTAAATAATTATTAGCATTACCAAATTTTCCACAATGAGACGTTATGCAACTTGATTCAGTTTCTGTATTTTCAATTGGTTTAAATTCATTAAATTTCTGATGATTTAGTAATACGTTTATAGTATTATCACTCAAAAAATACTTATCATCCACACCATTCTCAAGTACATCTTTTAATCGTTTATTTAAATGCTCTTCTCGTGGAAATTGAAAGTGATTATCTGCATCATCTCTGATTCCAATCAAGAAAACTCTTTCTCTATTTTGAGGAACTCCGTGATTCTTTGCGTTTAGAACTTTCCAATACAAGTGATATGGAACTGCGTCATCGTGAGCGAACAATATCGGCAATCCATTGACTGATTTACCTCCCAACATATTAATCCACTCTTGGAATGTTTTTCCTCCATCATCGGAAAGCAATCCTTTGACATTCTCAAATATAAAAAAGCGTGGTTTGTTTACTTGAATAAATTCGTGTGAGTTAAAGAATAGCACTCCTCGTTTATCGTCTTTTCCTAGACGCTTTCCAGCAAGTGAAAACGCTTGACAAGGTGGGGAAGTCATATAAATATCAAGTGATTCAGTCGGAATCTCTCGGTCATATACATTCATTGGATAGTATTTTGGCTCTCCATAGTTGTGGATGAATGTATCTCTTGCATATTTATCCATATCACAAGCAAAAACCGTTTCATAGTTTACGCCTAAACGCTTCAGAGCTTGGTCAAATGCACCAACTCCAGAGAAGTCTGATCCTACTCTCATCAGTCTACAATTATTGATTCTACAAACTGACGAAATCTAATCTGCAAGTCAACCTGCTGTTCGTAGATCTTTTCTCTATTGTCTCCGTATATCTCCAGAACTTTGTTATCTACTCTTCTAACTTCCTGCATAAACATATTTGCTTTGCGTTTAAGATCTTGTTTGAATACTGATTGATCATTGAGATCTTCAATCCAATCTGCTAATACTGGTAATACTGCACATAGTGCGACTAATTTGTGGCTTTTTGTCATCATCTTAAATTTTATGTAATTGTTTTTTTGCGTTTAAATATGCTTCCCTTGCTAAATTTTGGTTATCAAAATAGCCTAAATGTTTCATTTTTCTATCAACTACTATGTAAGCCATATATTTTTTTATTTTTTTATGAAATGAATATCCTAAGGCATTTTTTACATTCCACATATTTTGCTGATGTGTAACTGAACGTAAGTTTAAAATTCTATTATCCGTTTTGTCACCATTAATATGGTCTATTTCTTCTGCAATTTCATTGTATAAATAAAACCAAGCAAATTGATGTCCTAAAATAGAATGTACTTTACCTTCATTTTTTACTTGAAAATTAATATATCCTCTTGAATGTTTAGATTTTATATAATTTCCTCTTAATCCCATAATCAATCCTGTTTCTGAATCATACTTGTAGCCTTTGTTTAGTGCTAGTGTACATTTTTCAATCTGTTTTTCTTTCATAATTCTACATCTTTAAATTTAAGTTCGTGTTCAAGTTCTTCAATTCTTTTCTTTAATTCTCCGTTTATATGCAGACACCTGTTTATTTCTCGTCCGTGTAAACGCATTTCTGTTTCCAACTCAACGATTGCTAACTGCACCTGCTTTAAGTCGTTCTCCGTGTCTTTAGCTCCGTTTATGTACGCTTGTGCTTCAGGTCTTTTTTCTTGTAATTCTTCTCTAGTTAGCTTTACTTTCCAGATGTTCTTTTGAATAAGTCCTTTGATATAAAGTAGTTTTAATCCTATGTCCATAATTTTAATTTAAAGTCCGCAATATCCTGAATCACAATCGTTGAAATCTTCATCAAACAAATCTAATTGTAATTTATGGTTTTTTATCTTTTCGTAAGTCACTCCACTTTTAAATGTGCATCCGTTTTTCTGCTCCATATCAATAAACCATTGAAACTTGTTCTCATCTCGTTGACTCATATGCTTTAAGAATAACTCAGAACGATGAAAGCATCCAACACAATTATTCTTATAAGCAAATCTTACAGGTTTATCTTTCCAAAACTCCTCAACTGTATCTTTAAAAACTCCTGCTTCAATTAGTGGAAATGTAGCAGTTCGATATGGTAAGGTTTTCCATTTGTTGCGTCCGTTTTTCTCTCCAACTTTAAACTTAAAATGCTCTACTCCATCAATTGCTCGGTCAATCATTGTTTTAGCTCTGCTCATTTCGTTAGCTCTAAATCCTATTCTCATATCAATTGGCAGTTCTAAGTTCTCATAACACCATTGTGCAATTGGTTTTACTTTCATATCAACTGTGCAATAACGTGTCATTTGATTAGGTAGGTAATTACTTCCATTAGCCATCTTATAACTAGCTATCACCTCATCAAAGGTTTTAGCTGATAACCAAACAATCTCGCTTCCGATGTATTGCTCTAAATCAAGCATAGTGTAAATAATTGTATCTTCTTCAAGTGTTCCTATGAACTCTCTTCCGATTCTATCGCTTACAATTTGACGCACCTTTGCATCAGGAAACAAGCAATTAATGTCATCTGTACGAACAAGCGAAAAGATATTATAATCAGCAGGATAATTTACTGCAATATAGCTTGATGTTTTACCACCACTTAGTGAGTTTATCGTTTTCATTAGAAGTTTTTGTTAGCGTGAATAGCGTTTATCTTTTGCTCAATCATAGTCATTTGTTTAGGTGGTTTAGGTCTAAAAGGCTTTAATGGGTCTTTTCCGTTTATTGTAAAGCCTAATCCACTATTGAAATCACACATAATGAAATCATCTAATGCAGTAATTTTACCTCCTGTATCTGTGTCCTTTACTTTCTCAACTGATATCAAAGTTACGAATTTCATTGTTTCGTGTTTCACTAATCTGTGAATGACAAACATATCATCACAACGATTCAAGAAAGCCTTACCTCCTTCAATGTGGTCTTTCATTGGTGGCTTAAGATGTCCTTTCCACATATGTTGTTCTCCATAGATGTTTCCTGCTCTTCCCGATTCCGTATTAGGATGCGTGTTTATGTAGATTGATTTACCTGTTTCGTTTACAAACTGACGAGCTGCATTCAAGAACTTGTAGTTACCTTCATATCCCATTTCCCTATCAAGTCCAGTGTAAGGATCAATTAAACAAGCGTGAGCATCAGATTTGCGAAATATCTCAAATAACTCAGCAGGTTTGTAAAGTTTAGAATTGTCTACAAAGTCAAAGTATTGCTCTAGGTAAGTTGAGTAACTAAGTATTTGTTGTTCGTTTAATTCTCGGTATGGCTTACCTGAATAAATTTGAATCATATCACGTAGGATTTGTCCGTACTGATTCTCACCTGACCATAAAATAAAACGGATTCCGTGTTTAAGTGACAACGAAAGAAAGTACCAATTAATCCAATACGTTTTTCCGACATTGTCGTGACCTAAAATGATGTTTAGTTGTTTAGGTTTGTATCTAAGATTATCATCAAGGTTGCAATCTAATCCTAATCCTTGTTTAATGCGTCCTGCTTTGTAGTCCAACAGATACTGTTGTGTGCTACCTTTACTTAATATATCCATATGCTCTTGCTTTTTCTACTAAAGGATCAAATATAGTTTGTTCTTTTGGTTTAGACCAACGTCTAACTGTTGCTTTCCAATCTTTCATTTTGTTTTTACCAACCATCCATCCATTAGAATCGTAATAATTTAAGAAATCAGATGCGTTTAAAATCAAGTTATTCTCTAAACAGAATGCATTTAATTCTTCTAAAGAAGGTGCTTTAAATATACTTCTTTCTTTCTTTTCTTTATTGTTAGTGGTTACTTGTTGGTTATTTGTTGGTTGCTCGTTTGTTGATTCGCTGGTTGATAGTTGATATTTAGCATAGTTAACTACCTGAATAATAGTACCTTTCGAGCTTGTTTCGATGGTTATTTCGCTGGTTGATTTTAGCTTGTCTAAAGCAGTTCTAATTTGCTGAACACTTAAACCTGTTTCCAATGATAAAATATCTCTACTCGTAATCACGCTACCACAATTTAATTCAATTCCTTTGTATCGTTTTTCCTTATGGTTAGCTTTTAAAATTAGGTGCATAAAAACACGAAAAGCGTTATTGTCAGAATACCATTCCCAATCTAAAATCTGCCTGTGAATTTTAATCCAACCACTCATTTTTTCAATTGTTTTTGAATGTGATGTAAAACACCTATTAATTCAAATAAATCATTTTCCGATAAATAAATAAATTGTGTTTCGCCAGAATCTACATCTTCAATTCTGATGTCTACAAATTTATCATCTGCTCTTAGTTGTAAATTAACGCTTGGATCATTAAAACATTGTATTGAATAAACCATAATAAATAAAAATTAAATAAAATAAAAAAGCCACTTTAAATCACAAGCATCCGACCTCTTGTTCATTAAAATGGCTCAATAATACCTTAGCGTTTATAATGTCGGATGAACGCGTTCACAAATATAACGAATCTTATTCAATTAAAGTTGCATCCTCTTCTAAATTTTTATATCTTCCTTCTGCAATCCATCGTTTAACTCTCAGGAGCTTGTAAAGGCTTGTGCAGTTATTTACATCGTCAATGATGTTTCTAGGTTGCAGGATGTACTTAGAGTCAACTAAGAACACTTGATATTCTCTAACAACGTCCAAGTATTCGTCTTTATTGTACTGCATTAGATTCTTATGGGTTTGAATATTGTGAATTACACTGGCGTGATGCTGATTGAAGTATGATCCTATTTCGTTAAATGTTAGTTCCTCTTTACGTAATTGTGCCATCAGAAAGCACTTCTTGTAGATATTATGCTTTTGTCGGTTACGTTTGTTGAGTTCATCTCTTTCAATCAGGTATGTTACTCGTTCGATTAAATCGTTTTTCATTGTCTTAAAATTTAAATTCTTCTATATAGAAGCTACCCATATTGAAACGCCCTGTTTCGATTAAATCCATCTTCTTCCAATAGCATAAACTTTTAGAAGTAAAGATCCATTCCTGCATTACTGCAAGTCCTATTTTGTAAGTTAGTTTATATTTCATAGCTTGATTAGTTTAATGATTCTAATTGTATTAATTTAATGATTCCAATTGCTAAAAGTATTACTGCAGCTAGTAATAAACTTACTACGATTCCTAGCATTGATGCTTCGTAGTTTTCTTTTCTCTTGTAACTCATAATTGTTGGTTAAATTTAATTTCACAAATTCTTCTGTAAAGATCTTCATTAAATGATCCTCTTATTGTTTCCGCTGACGACTTAGTTCTCCAGAACTTAATCATTCTTTGTAGTTTAAATACCATAGTAACTCCAATCTTGTTCGTCAGTATCTAAATCACGCATTTTCTCTAGTGATTCGTTGTATAGCCAAAGCGTTTGGTTTCTGAACTCCTTTACTTTGTCTTGTAGCCATTGCTTATAATCGTCCGTGATTTCAATGTTTCCTTTTTCGTCTGTAGTTTCGTGAAAAAACGTACCTGACAAAGGAGTAACTGAAAAGTCTGTGTAATGTCCTGTACATTCGTCCGACCAATCAAAG